AAAGATAAAATTTTTAAAAATGGTGAAATCTTTATGAATTTAGAAATTATCTATCCAGCATCATCAAATGTAATAGATTATGATAAACAAATTCTACAATTTCACAATTCAATCAAATATGATAAAAATGGTAATGCAGTTGGAGAAGTAAAAGGTTCAGGTAGAATGTTGCAAGGTATGATTAAACAAGTAAATCAAGATATCGGTAAACATTTTAAAATAATAAAACCAAGAGTTTTAGCTTTACCAAAAAAAATTGATTTTGGGAAAAAAGTTGATATTTATTATAAGAAAGTAGATAAATTAAAAAACCAATATGGATTGAGTGATAACGACACATTAGGTAAATATCATCAATCTTTTTGGGAAGAATATATTTTTAATGCAGGACAACAATTTGGTTATAATGTTCCTAAAACAATTTTAAAAAAATTGACTAAAAGATGGGCGTTCTTTGATAAAGCTTACAAAATACCACAGATGAAAAAAGATTTAAAAAAACAACCAAAATTTTTAGAATGGGTTTTGAATACAGATAAACAAGACCACAAAAATATGGTTAAGAAAAATATGTTACCATTTGAAAAGATTTTCTTTGCGGTAGGTGCTGATATATTAGAAAATTTATCAAACTTTATTGCAGCTAATCCAACAAAAGCTGTAGAAAAAATTAGGAAAGAAGTTTTAAAGGCATCTAAAGCTGTTAGAAAAGCAAAAGATGTGAAAAAAATGATAACATTAAAACAACAATTAGAAAAATTAAACTCAATCGGTGGATTAAAGAAAATAGTTCCGGTTGAAGGTATAGTTTTTAAATATAAAGGAAATACCTATAAGTTTACTGGTGCGTTCGCCCCTGTAAATCAAATATTAGGGTTAGTGAGTTTTTAATGGCAGGATATTCAAAAGAAGCAGAAAGACAGAATAAAGCATTAGGTAATCTACTAAAAGGACAAGAAGTTGAAAAAAGGTCAATGGTAGGTTATGAGGGAAAACAAAAAGAAAAAGGTGATATAAAATCAGAACTAACAGACATTATGTCTGAAGTTAGAATGCCTTTGTTTTGTCCAAAATGTAAAAAAACAATGAAGAAAAAACTTGATGATAAGTTTTGGAGATTATTTGAACATTGTTGGGATTGTCAAATAGACTTTGAACACAAGTTAAGACTTGAAGGAAAGTATGATGAGTGGTCAAATAGTAGAGCAAAAAACAATCAAAAAGCGTGGGTTGATGATATGATACAAGGTATTGAACAATGGAGAACTGAAAGACCAGTTGACCAAGTTTATGATGTTGGTATTAAAGACCCAGAGGTTAAAATTGAGAAAGCAAAAGTTAATGAAGAAGCTTTAAATAAACTTGCTGATGATGCTATAAAAGACTTGAAAAAAATGAGAGAAAACATATAACCAACTATTTATAGGTAAGGAGAAAAATAATGTTAAAAAAACTACTTGGACTACTAGCAGTAATAGGAACAATCTTTGGTGCTATCGCAGGTTCTAAAAAATCTAAAGAGTTAAAAGAACTCGAAAATAAGATTGATGAATCTAAGAAAGAAGAAAAGGGTGTAGAAACTAAAATTGCTAAGTTAGAAAAGAATAAGAAAAAGAACAAAAAAGAAATCACTTCTTTAAAAAGAAAACTAACCATTTCTAAAAAGAAAACAACGAAAATGGAAAAGACTTTTGAAAAAGGTGATTCTGATAAAGCCGCAGAGTTCTTAAAAGATTTTAGTAAATAAAGGTAAAGATATGAAAAAGTTAATAGTAATGTTAGCTTTGTTTGGGTTTATTTATTCTCAAGATAAAGTGTATACTTTTACTGAAGAAGAAGTCACTAATATGGCTAACAAAGTAAAAGATTTACAAACTCAAGTTGAGAACCAAACAGAGCAAATTAGTATTTATGATGAGTTAATGAAAAAATATGAAAATCAAGCACAAATTGATTCAATGTTGATTTCATTTAAAACTCAACAAGTAGATATTTTAAAAGACCGAGAAGTCTTATATGAGAAACAGATTAAACTTGTTAAACCTAAATGGTATGAAAACAAGTGGTTGTATTTTACATTTGGTGTAGTTGCAACTTCAGTTTCAGTAAAACTTGCCGGTGAAATAGTTGATTAATGAGTGATAAAAAACAATTAAAAGAAGCCATTAAAAGAGAATATGCTAAGTGTGCACAAGACCCAGTTTATTTTTTAGGTAAGTATGGGATAATCCAACACCCTGTTAGAGGTAAAGTTAATTTTAATTTATACGACTTTCAGGAGAAATCATTAGAATCTTTTATGCAACACGATTATAATATTGTGTTGAAAGCTAGACAATTGGGTTTATCAACATTAACTGCTGGATATGCTTTGTGGATGATGACATTTCAACAAGACAAAAACATCTTGGTCATTGCTACAAAACAAGAAACAGCAAAGAATTTAGTAACAAAAGTTAGAGTGATGCACGCTAACTTACCAGGTTGGTTAAAACAACCTTGTGTTGAGGACAACAAATTATCATTACGATATAAGAATGGTTCTCAAATTAAAGCGGTAGCGAGTTCTGAAGAATCAGGTCGTTCCGAAGCCTTGTCGTTATTGATTATTGATGAGGCTGCGTTTATCGATAAGATAGACACGATATGGGGAGCCGCACAACAAACACTAGCGACTGGTGGTAGAGCTTTAGTTATCTCTACACCAAATGGTGTTGGTAATTTTTTCCATAAAACTTGGATAGGTGCTGAAGACGGAACTAATGATTTTAATTTTATTAAATTACATTGGTCAGTTCACCCTGAAAGAGAACAAGAGTGGAGAGATGAACAAGATAAATTATTAGGGCCTTCATTAGCCGCTCAAGAATGTGATTGTGATTTTATCACTTCTGGTCGTGGTGTTATTGATGGTTTACTACTTGAAAATTTAAAAGAAAGTAGTGTAAGAGAACCAATGGAAAAGAGAGGTATAGACTCTAACTATTGGATATGGCAACCACCAAACTATACTAAGAATTATGTGGTAAGTGCCGATGTTAGTAGAGGTGATGGAACTGATTATTCAGCGTTTCATATTATAGATGTAGAATCTTTGGAACAAGTAGCTGAATATAAAGGTAAAATCTCTACACAAGATTTTGGAAATATGCTAGTTAATGTAGCTAGTGAATACAACAATGCTTTGTTGGTTGTGGAAAACAACAATATTGGTTGGGCAGCAATTCAACAAGTCATTGATAGAGAATATCCAAACTTGTTTTATACAAGTAAAGATTTGCAATATGTTGATGTTCAACATCAAATAACAAATAAATACAGAAGTCAAGAACGAAATATGGTTCCTGGTTTCTCAACAACATCAAAGACAAGACCTTTAATTGTTGCAAAGTTAGAGGAAATGTTTAGAGAAGAATCAGTTGTGGTTCATTCTCAAAGACTAATTGATGAGTTGTTTGTATTTATTTATAATGGAAACAGAGCGGAAGCGATGACCGGATACAATGATGATTTGGTAATGTCTTTCGCAATAGCCCTTTGGGTCAGAGATACTGCACTAAGATTACGAAGTGAAGGTATTGAACTTTCTAAGAAAGCAATTCAAGGTATTGGACATAATCCAGGAGTTTATACTTCAAATACCGAAACAAATGATTCTTGGGAAATGGATGTTAAAGGGGAAAAAGAAGATTTAACTTGGTTAATTAAATAAGAGGTGAAATAATGGCTGAAAGAGATTTATTCAGTAGATTACAACGACTATTTTCAACAAATGTAATTGTTAGAAATGTCGGTGGTAGAAAATTAAAAATAGCAGACACAGCACAAGTTCAAGCTATATCTAGTGGAGATTTAGTTGATAGATTTGCTCGTCTATACAAAAGTCCTAGTGGAATGAGTGGATACAATCAATCTTTGTATCAAAAAACAATGCGTATGGGATTATTTAGAGACTATGAAGCAATGGATTCAGACCCGTTAATTTCATCAGCTCTTGATATTTATGCTGACGAAACAACATTAAAATCAGAATACGGAAAAATATTAACTATTAAATCTGATAACAATCAAATACACGATATTTTACATAACTTATATTACGATATTTTAAACATTGAGTTTAATTTATACCCGTGGACAAGAAATCTATGTAAATATGGAGACTTTTTTTTAAAACTTGACATTAATGAAAAATATGGTATTACAAATGTAGAACCTTTATCAAGTTATGATGTTCAAAGAGTAGAAGGTGAAGACCCAGAAAATCCACACTATACAAAGTTTGTATTGGAAAGTGGAGATGTAAGACAAACACAACAAGGAGCAAAAACAGAATTTGAAAATTATGAAATAGCTCACTTCAGAATGATTTCTGACTCAAACTTCTTACCTTATGGTCGTTCAATGATGGAGGGTGGTAGAAAAGTATGGAAACAATTATCACTTATGGAAGACGCTATGTTAATTCATAGAATTATGAGAGCACCAGAAAAA